CCGAGGTTTATATGATTTCCGTGTAACTGTTTCATCTTCACCTGAAGATTTAGATAGAAATACATTAGTAGGAAAAATCTATTTAAAACCGACGAAAGCATTAGAGTTCATAGATATTGAATTCTTCATTACTCCAACAGGAGCTTCGTTCGAGAATATTTAATAAAAAATAATTGGGGGGAACAATCCCCCCTTTAGCCAAATGAAAAAAAATTTAACAGAAGGATTTAAAGGAGAAGGTTCACCAGATATGAAATATTATGCATTTGATTGGGATGATAATATTGTTCATATGCCGACAAAAATTATAGTTAAAACAGATGAGGGTAATGATGTGGGTATGTCAACTGACGATTTCGCGGAACACAGACATCATTTAGGTAAAACTCCTTTTAAATACAAAGGTGAAACAATTGTAGGGTATGGTGATGAACCATTTAAGAATTTTCAAACTCCGGGAGACAAAGATTTTTTAATTGATGCAATGAGGGCTAAAGAAGGTCCTGCCTTTAAAGACTTTAGAGAAGCGATTAATAATGGGTCGATTTTTTCCATAATCACTGCGAGAGGCCATAACCCAAACACATTAAAACAGGCAGTTTATAACTACATAATAAATGATTATAATGGGATTAATAAAGAAGAACTTCTTAAGAATCTTAAAAAATATAGGTCATTTACAGGTGAAGATGAAATGAATGATGATGAGTTAATTAAAACCTATTTAGATTTGTGCAGATTCCATCCTGTGTCTTATAATGATGAGGAAGGTGCTGCAAATCCTGAAGAAGGTAAAGTTCGTGCAATGGATAAGTTTGTGGAATATATCAGAGAGTTGTCTTCTAATTTAAATAAAAGAGCTTTTTTAAAAAATGATGTGAATAATAATTTTGTTCCTACAAAACCTACTATTGGATTTTCAGATGATGATATTAGAAATGTAGAAGTTATGAAAAAACATTTTGAAGATAAGCCTGATAACATTGTTAAAACGTATTCAACAGCAGGAGGAATAAAAAAAGAATATTAACTAGTAATAAATAACTAGAATTAAATAATTAAATAAAAATAACTAGTTAAAATAACTAGAATTAAATAAACTAGTCTGGAATGTAATGATAATAATTTAATTTCAGAAAGTCAATAAAAATATTTTCCATTTGGATATATTTATGATAATAAACAAAGAAAAACTAATTTAAATAATATGGCTGATTTATTGATGAAAATGCCGATTCCTTATGAACCGAAAAGACAAAACCGATTCATTTTAAGGTTTCCATCAAGTTTAGGGATTAATGAATGGTTTGTAGAATCTACATCAAGACCACACATTACGATTGCTGCAACGGAGATACCGTTTTTAAACACTTCAACTTATGTTGCTGGTAGATTCAACTGGCAAACAATTAATGTAACATTTAGAGACCCAATTGGTCCTTCTGCATCACAAGCTCTTATGGAGTGGGTTCGTTTACACGCTGAGTCTGTAACAGGTCGTATGGGGTATGCAGCGGGTTATAAAAAAGATATTGACCTTGAGATGTTAGACCCAACAGGAGTTGTTGTTGAAAAATGGATTCTTTACGGAACATTCTTAACAGATGTTAACTTTAACGCATTGGCTTACAACACAGACGCGTTAGCAACAATCACAGCAACACTTCGTATGGATAGATGTGTACTTGTTTACTAATATAGTAATAGAATAGTCTTTCTATTTATAAAAAAATATTAATAATTATATTTAACCGTAAAGAACATAAACTTTACGGTTAATTTTTTATATGGATAATCAATCAAAAGAATACGGACAAGCGAATTTTACGCTACCCCATGATGTGGTACCATTACCATCTCAGGGAGTCTTTTACAAAAACAAAAAAAAATCTATCAAAGTCGGTTATTTAACCGCTAATGATGAGAATTTATTAATGGCGGGTGGAGACGGAATGACTCAAAATCTTTTAAGGACCAAAATTTACGAACCAGATTTACGTGTTGAAGATATGTTAGAAGGTGATGTTGAAGCGATACTCATCTTTTTACGAAACACAGCTTTTGGACCTGAAATGGAGTTAACACTTACTGACCCTGGTACTCGAAAACCTTTTAAAACTACGGTTGCTTTAGACCAACTATCAATCAGTCAAGGACAACAACCTAACGAGGACGGTACTTTTATTACCACTTTACCAAAATCACAAAACACAATTAAGTTAAAACCAATGACTTATGGTGAAATTTTGGAAAATCAAAGAATTGCTGACACTTACCCTGCGGGTAGAGTTGTACCAACAGTTACATTAAGACTTCAAAAAGAAATTATTGAAGTTAACGGGATAACCGATAAAGGCGAAATCGCAAAATTTATTGAGTCGATGCCAATCGCGGATTCAAAATTCATTCGAAAATTTATGAATGATAATGAACCAAGATTAGATATGTCTCGCACAGTTACAACCCCATCAGGAGAGAAACTTACAGTTAATGTAGGATTTGGGGTTGACTTTTTTCGTCCTTTCTTCTGATTATAGGAAAAGTCAGCTCGATGAGTATTACTATTTGACTACATTATTAAACATAGGATACCAAGATTTTTTAATAATGCCTCTTTTTATGAGGAAATATTTACTGGATAAATGGATTGAAGATAATAAAAAGGACTGAAAACTCAGTCCTTTTGTATTTATAAATAACTAATACAATTATAATATGGCAGATAATACAGAAGACGGATTTTTAAATGAGATGAAAGATGCTACAAATTTCTCAGCTAAAGAATTTGAGTATGGATACGAAAGAATTAGTTCTACCGCTGGACAAATCAACAAACTTTTTGGACAGACAAGAGAAAGAATTAATGAATTAAAAACTTCTCTTGCAGACACTTCACCTGGAATTGTTAGATTAGGTGGGGATTTAGGTGCCGTTGCTGATACTATTAGTGAAATAGCTATCGCTTCAAGAAGAAATGTTGTTGCGAATAAAGAAGATGTGGAGCAAATGTACGCGGCTCAGAAAATTTTAGGAACTTCTGTTGGGGAGTTATCTGAAAAATTTATGGATATTGGAGTTGGTATTTCCCAAATACCAGAAGAATTAGAAAAATCAATCAATTATATTCAAAGTATTGGTGGTAACACCAAACAGGTAATGAAAGATGTTCAAGACAACATGGGTCAAATGAATCGTTACCAATTTGAAGGGGGTGTTCAAGGTTTAACCAAAATGGCAGCCCAAGCGTCAATGTTAAGATTTGATATGGGTCAAACATTTGCATTAGCGGAAAAAGTGTTAACTCCTGAAGGTGCAATTGAAACTGCAGCTGCATTCCAAAGATTGGGAATATCTGCAGGAGCCCTCGCCGACCCATTTGCATTAATGAATCAATCAATTAATGACCCATCAGGTTTACAAAATAGCTTGGCGGATGTTGCCAAACAATTTACTTATTTTGATGAAAAAACAAAAACTTTTAAAATTAACCCACAGGGTGTATTAACTTTAAAAGAAATGGAGACTCAAACAGGTGTTAGTGCTAGAGAGATGAGTAAAATGGGTCTTGCGGCTGCGGAATTGGACCAAAGATTATCAGCGATTAAAACAGCGGGACTTACAATTGCAAGTGAAGAAGACAAACAATATTTAGCTAACATTGCGACAATGCAAGATGGTAAATACAAAGTGACTTTAGAAGATGGTACCAAAAAAGAATTGGCAGAATTAACACAACCTGAATTTGATAAATTAATTGAACAACAAAAAACAGGTCCAAAAACTTTAGAAGACATTGCCAGAAAACAAATGAATTATTCTGAATTAATTTCGTCTGATGTAAAGGCGATTAAATCGGCGGTTATTGGAGGTGCTGTAACACAAAAAGATTTATTAAGACTTTCAGAATCTGCTAGGTCAAGAAGTACTGATTTAACAGGAGCAGCATCACGAAATTTTGCAAGTCCGGAAGCCGTTAGAGGAGAATTAACAACGGCATTAGGAGATATGAAATCATTGTATAAAGATATCCAAGAGGGTAAGAAAACCCCAACAGACGCTCTTAGCGATTATCTTAAAAAGATGGGAGAACAAGGGGAAAACATTAATTCAAAATTATTATCTAGTTTTAATAAATCAATAAAAGAAGCTCGTGATAAAAACCCTAATCAAACAGGTTTGGACAAAATGGTTCAAGAAGGTTATAATAAAATTTTAAACGAATTAGACAAAACAGAAAAGGCGGATAAATTAAAAGAAAAAAATACTGTTTACGGTAATAAAAATATATCTTCACTTATTGAAGGAAGACAAACAAAAGATTTAAAAGAATCCTCATCAACGGAGGGTGCTTTTGGAAGTAAAAGTCAAAATGTTACTTATGATGGTACAGTTAATGTTAATGTTAATTTTACAGGAAATGGTGCGAAAGATTTAAACCCATCACAAATGGAACAAGTAACTAAAGCCATTACAAGTACATTACGCTCTACAGCATTTGCACAAACATCATATAATAATGCTAATCCTGGTAATCCAACTAAAGCTCCTAAAGAAGTTACAGTTTAATGATAAAAAATAACCCTCAATCTATTTATTAATAAAGTAATTAATGGGAAGTCCTTTAGATTATATTAATTCGGATGGTTTCAGAAAGAAACTTATTGTTAGAAACTTAACACCTTA